GGAGTCCGTAAATTATCAAATATGAAGGATTCTTTGAAACTGCTGGAATTTTACTTGTAGGTAATATTAATGGCATTGGCTTATAGCTCTATTTGATTAATTAAAGGTTAATGTTTATGGTAAGATTGTTATTGTTCGTATAAATGTCAATAATAGTCTTCTTGGTCTTGGGTGATATGGCGTTGATAAAATCAATCGAACCAAAATCAGAGTACTTAAACACGTCAAAACCAATCTGAATCTCATCATCATAGAAGATAATGGGAGTATTATCAGACAGATAATACGTCTTACCGATGATATAGTTACCGGTCATCTTCGGCTCACGATAGGTAGCCAAGAAATTCGATGCTTTAATAAAGTCTATATCTATATCCTTACGAGTGTTCTTAGTGAACAAATACGGGTTCTTCTTAATCACATCAGCATATATGATGTTATCAAGAATCTTAGAATAGTCTGTATGCTGACTTTTGCCAAGGATCTCGTCCACAAAGTTCTTCTTACTGTTGTTAATAGCACTCGTTGTAAATGTATATGTTTTCATAATTTTCAGCCTTAAATTTGTTACTATGATGCAGATTCTATCAAGTTATTATACATTAAGTCGTTCTCGAATTCAAGAATACAAGGTTTACCTGCGTCTCTGTTTTTCAACATATGTATGTATACCTTGTTTTGTGTAGGTAGATGATTTGGTCCATATTCTGCTATGTTTAAAACTTCTGGTCTATGGATGACTAACACATAATCACTTGCTTGAAATATTGCATCAGATGATGATAAATCGCTACGCATAGGATAATGCGAAAGCGGATTGTTAATCCTTTCGGGAGATTCTATATTTCGATTCATTTGTGCTAATTGTATGATCGACGTAAGTGGCAGTTTCTTCGCTTGTATGAAAACACGTTCAAGCTCACTGATGGTTTCTATCACAGAACCCATTTGCTTAGTCAATAGGGCATGATCATATAATATAACAAAATGTTTCTTTGTCCCTTTTACATAAGTGTTATAGAACTCCGATATTATTTGTTCAACTTGCATGGGAGTACACGGATTATCTACAAAATAGATAGGATACTCCTTTAGCTGGTTAGAAACAGCGACGACCTTTCTAAAGGTTTCTTCGTCGAGGTCCGTTTCCGAACTATACAAAGTCGAAGTCGTTTTCCTTAATTTATTAGAAAGCGTCCTTCCAACTTGCCTAAATCCAACCATCTCAAGTGAGAAGTTTAACACAATAATATCTTCTCCAGGATTTAAATCAATCACATCACTTTGCAGTAAGTTAGCAAAAGAGCTCTTACCACTTCCTGAGATTCCAGCAATAGTATATACTGTATTTGGTTCAATACCTCCCATACATTGCTTATTGAACTTTTTCCATCGCGTTTTAAGCGATATAATATTATGCTCTCTTCTACCAGCAATGTAATTGATAGCTTCCTGAGCTACAACAGACATTGGCCGTATAAGATTACAAAAGTTCTGTTCCATAAGTATTTGTATTTGTACTACTATTATCTTTCATCTCTTCCTCAGTTTCTTCCCATTGATGGTCAATCAACCATCTCCACATCGTTTTCATATAACCAAGTTTTCCTTCACGCATCTTTTTGCTGATTTCGTATTCCAGACACTTGATTAAATGTTCCTTCATTGCTATACTATTACCAGTTGTAACATCAAAGAAATGACGACATTTGTTTATGTTTGCGCGAAGATAGCTTTTTACACCATCTGGACGTAATACATACACTGGGTACATATCGTAAAACAAATCAAAATAGTCTTTAGAGGGTGCTATTTTTTGTTTAAGTAGATCTGTTTCTTGATATATTTTTGAATTTCCTTTCTCGATCAAGGTTATAAGTCCCTGAGAAATTAAGTATGATATTTCATCGTCGCTAATAAGGCTGACAATTTTGCGAACGTCTTGATTTGGAATTTGATTCTTATTCAATACCATACTTAGGAATATCAATTGATTTAGATTGATATTTGGTGCTACATTTAGTAGCTTTGTTTCTACTTCAATAATCATCTCTTATACTCTTAGGTTAACAAGCTGGTTACTAAAACAGTTCCAATTGTTGATAAACAAATTCAGATATGATTTTATTTGCCTCACTAATATAATATTGGTAATTCAAATGTCTACCTTCAATTGGTATGTCATTCATATTGTTCAAAATAGTTACACCGGATTTTGTGAGCATATTTTCTACTTTTCCAGTTTCATCTACTTTAAACAACGAATAATCATTTGTTGATGCATAGAATCGATTAATTCTTTGTACAGGTTTATCACCATGTATTACTTTGAACTTCTTATCTACGCGCTGATACATTAAGAAGTCTTTAATGTCTTTTGACTTTTTAATATATTCAGAAGTTGGTTGTTTTGTTAAAAAATAGTTTATTACAGCTTTCGGTATAATGGCAGGTGCTAACCCTTTACCTAATCGAGGATCTGTAATAAACATTCCCTTTTTCTCTATCAGTTTAGGGTTATGTGATTGTGAAAACCCTTTTTCGACACCAAAGTAGTCATTTATGGCGTACTGATAAAACGCCTCATAGTCATCGGACTCGAAAGTCAGTTGTGACAATTGCTCAACTTCATGAACAGCTTCCTGTACTGCATTACGTTGTGTCTCTTGAGCAATGTACATGACACCATCTGTGTTGACTTGCACAATCTTACAATTCAACTCCAGCAAACGATCCACTAACATTAACAATATCAATTGTCCATTGATACGTATTTTGAAGACACTAAATGGATCGTACATCCAACTGGTTTCTTGCTGCATTTTCCCGGTAACAGAATTTAAAGTTAACTTAAGAGCTAAGTTCTTTAACTTCTGTCCACTATGTTTGGCTTCTATTCGCTCCTTGTAGATTTGCGAATATACTTGCCAAAATTCTTTCCCTAAATGACGTGGAATCCATTTATATTTTATGATAAACGAAGGGTACATTGATGCCACATCGCTATGACCTATGAATTCATTGTCATTAGGCACGAAGATTCTCGGTGTATGTAAGGAATGTATGCCTCCTACACCAATAGAATAGCGTACGTTTGAGAGAACAAACTTCTTCTCATAGCCTTTGCGTTCTTTAGAATATACTATTTTGCTCTTCATATCCTCAAGAACGTCTTGTAACTTTGGATTTTTGTACGATATAAATGGTAATATAACGTCTTTTAATGGAATATAATCCATAGGTGAACGTAATGTTTTTACATATTGTTCACTAAGTTTTGTCTCCTCACAATACTTTTTCAATAGAATTGTCTCTCCGAATTTCACACTATCCATTGATAAGGCGTCAATACCATATTCTTTTTCTATAAACAGACGTAGTTGTACGTCATCTGACAACCTGTTTAGGAGTTCGGTTGTAGATTCTACGTCGTTTATATTATATTGTATCATGCTATCTATTTCAGAATCCTTTAATATATCATCAAAGTTTCCTGAATATTCTTCTACATTTTTGTAATGCATAGTTACTTGCATTTCTTTAAGACCTACACGTAACTTAGAACTAAATAACATTGTAAGTAGATCCATTGAGTAGAAATACTTTGCATATTTCCACCGCTTGAATTTACTTATATCACCTTCCTCAGATGTAACTATCGTATGTGAAAGGTTAAACAGAGATTTACAAATCTTATCATATGTTAATGTATCCATTTTATAATAAAAATCTATAAGATAATTTATTATTACATCATCATAATGCTTATTATTATATCCACAAAATATCTTATCGCCTGTGTTCTTATAAAAGAAAAAATCAACTAATTGTGTTAGCTGATTTTTACGATTAGATATCTCAAAGAAATATAATTTGTTTGTCTCTGTATCCTTACAAGTACAATGAAATACATTTGGAAAGATTTCAATGTCGTAAACAATTACGACGGAATTTCGTATTATCATGACTCAAAGGTTCTAGTTAATATTGTTGCAGTGGTAGGACTCAGACCCACTAAGAAACGTTATCCACTACGATGTCATTTCTCTTTAGGAACTATGCGCACATAGACTTCACTGCATTCGATAATTAAGCTGCTTTAGACGATGGTAGAATTATCCTACCTTGATTATAATAATCGTCTTTTATTATAGCAGATATGAAGTTTGGATTTTTTCCCTTCATATTAGCTATGGTTAAAGCCGCTTTAACTATCATGGAGTCTTTCGGACAGTTGTTAATACCATTGCTTTTAACAACATCTCCAATCACATCCGAAAGAACTGTTGTTTTATATTCTACATATTTGTCGTCAGACTCTTTATATCTTTCGACTAATGAAAATTGTCCGTACTTTCGTATTAAACGAATTCGGGTACATTCTTCATACGCTTTCAGTTGCTGTTGCCACGGAACAAGGAATTCCTTGTTGAACATATCTTGTTGTATGCCATCCAATTTTATTGGACATGGATTCTTTTTCTTCCACTTGGTTATACAATGTTGTACGTATGCTTCTATGTATTCTTTAGAATGTACAGTTATCTTTTTAGGAGAATATTTCTTGTATATCTCCTTAAGTTCTCGCTTACTAACGAGAAATTTATTCTTTTTGATGCGTTTTTTTCTCATACTAAGCTACTTTTTTGATAAAACTACCTGTTTCTACTTCCTTACGAGATACTTTTCCGAATTTCTTCTTCATGATCTCTTTTAGGTTCTTTGTACACGCTTTCTTAAGTTTGTCTCTCATCATCTTACGAATGTGTTGAGCTTCAAACTTAGTAAGATTAGTAGCCTTTCTTTTCGCTTTAGCGGCTTTTCTTACCTCAGGTGTATTGTTTGTAGGCTTCTTGTCTTTTGATTCAACAGAAGGCTTCGTAGAGGCTTTATACGGCCATATTATAGCCTTTATAGGAATACCTCTCAACTTATTGAG